GTGTAGCTGTAGATGGTTATGAAGGAAGTCCACCAGCATTTAATATAATTGAGGTGGAAGGTAGGGAGTATGCTGAGTTTATGGGTGGATCAAATAAACTAGATTATGAAGATGATGGCAGTTTAGATTATGGCATAGGTGTAAGTTTTACTAGGATTGACTCTTTTAATTCATCAAACTGGAATCAGTTAGCAGGTTGGTGGAGCGAAGGCAATGTTAAAACTATAGTAGATAGCGAAGGTATAAGAGTGTTTCCATTAACATTTGGCACAGACACAGACCCATACCCTACAGAGTTAGTCAATAACTGGTTTTTTGGAATGTCAAGAAATATTTATTTAGGATGGGCAAGATTATATGGACAAAACATGCTTTCATTTGGTGGTGGTGGTTTTGTAAAAAGTGGTGATATTTTAAAAGATCTAACAACTAGTGATGGCGATAAACAGGATTTTGAATATTATGTTAAATTAGAAATGGGCAGTGCAGAGTGTGGTGTATTAACTTATGAAGGTGATAGAAGTTTGCCTGTATGGTGGGTGCAACATACTAAAGGTGCAGAACAATTTTGGAATGTGAAAGCTGATGCACTTGAGCAGTATGGTGATGGACAAAACACAAGTTCTATACCACAAGGGCAAGAAATGGTAGTTACAACAGGCTTTAAGGTTGCAGACTTTTCAGGTGTTAAAAACTTAGAAAGCAATAATCAATTTGTGCTTGGCGACAGGTATTGGGATGAACAAACAGAAACTTTTAAATTAGATACCACTATAGGTGGGGAAGCAGCATACTTTGATTTTAGAAACATGAAATGGGTAAGGAGAGCAGTAGTTAAAGACTTCCAAGACCAAGAATTATTTGCACAAGTAGAAGGCAGGGTGGATAATATAAATTTAAGGTATACAAGCACTCAGGACATTTTAAATACAGAACAAATGAGGGCATATGACAATATAGGCCAGAGGCAACAAGTAAATGTAGTTGCAACACAAAGTATGGCTCAACCTAAAAGAAGGCCTGTAAAACAGCAAAAAACAGCTATTAAGGGTAAAACCAAAACTAAAGCTAAACCAAAAACAAAAATACCAAAAGGAAAAGGCTATTAATGGCTAATTATAATAGACAAAATAGGCCTAATGTATCTAATGCATGGTGTTATTTATGTGATCACAACTTTCCATATGGGCCTGTAAATTATTTTGACCCTAGATATGATGTTTATATTAGTTATTCATTTAAAGAAGGGCAAAGGCCACAATCAATAGAAGATAATCAAGCAATGTTAGCACTTTTAGATGACAGTCAGTCTACAGTAGGTACAAGCAGTTCACTTATAATTACACCAGCACACATTATGTATGGCACAGGAGCCACTAATTGCAATACTGATAATGGAAGTGATGATTGGGGTAAATTAACAGAGGAAGACTATGGCCCTAACAATGATATTAATGGTGATGGCAATTTTGGTGGACAAGCAGACTTTGGACACATTGTAAATTCTAGTACAGATTATTTAGAAATAGAAACAGGAGCAGGTTTTGGAGCCAATAACTTTTTATCAAATTTTGGGTTGCCATATTTCATGTCTTTCACAAATGCATCACAACAAGGTGTTGGCAATATTATTACACCACAAAATGAAATATATATACCTCCTGCATGGGTTGTAGATGTAATATTGGATAGTGATGACCAGTGGGTAAAATCTATAATAGTAAGAATACCAAATGCACACTGGGCAAATTTATTTAGAGAAGAAGGTGCCTATGGAAATTTAATGTTATCAGCTTACATTGGACAAGGGCCAGTTGATACAGATTTAGGAACTGTAGATGTTAATTATTTAATAGATAAAATTACAGGTAGAATGGGGTATGGCAATTCAGAATACCCAGCTAATATCCCATTTGGTGTACCTTCTGCCTATGAAATACCTTATGATACTTTAGTTGGGCAAAGAGTTTCTTTAGGGTTTAAAATGAGATTTGGCAAGTTTGATGACCAAGCACAAGAATTAGCTGATTACAACCATTACTACACTGCATTAGTAGATCCAAGTGCAGATCCTGAAAATATAGCATTAAAAAATAATATTTTATTTGGAACAGGCTCAATTCCTAATTATCAGGTAACTATGGGCAGTTTTGAATTACCTAGAGAGGTACCAATAAATGAAAATGTAATAGGTAGTTTCAATTTAAACTTTCAGGATTTCGAAGGTGTTGCAAGAGTACTTGTAGTGGACAATCAGCATGTAGACTCTGAAGGTATTATTAATCAGCTAGATAATGACATGAGGTCAATATATGATCAGTTAGAGGTAATAGGTTTTAATTACATAGATGACGCTGCCAACTATGGTATTGTTGAATTTGATTATGAAACTGACAGCTTAGGTGTCAGGTTTGATGTGCATCCTGTGGATTTATTTCACACATTCTATTTTACATACACAGGTGTTGCTAGTGGTGCAGATTCATTTTCAGTATATGTGCAATTAATAAGTTCAAATCATGGTAATGATAGTTGGAATGATTATTTCAATGAAATACCACCTGCATTTAAATGGTTTAGAGTGCATAACACTAACATAGATGTAGTTGCTGAAAGTGATGAAGATGATGACAGTGATATGGTAATAGACCCTAGTGAAGATGATTTTGACATAGTAGATGATGATGAGGTAATAATACCACCTGAAACAGAAGATGATTATGAGCCAGACCCAAACCAAACTCTTATATTAAATCCTGTCGATATATGTTTCCATTTTTTAGAACAGGAATTAAAATATGCAGATGGCATAGATGCAGAAGCAATTATAGAGGCTAGGGATAACCATTTAAATTGGAGATTTGATTTTGTAATAAATGAAAGAGATACAGGCAAGAACCACATTCAGGATTTAGTTTCAAATATGAAGTCGTCACCAACATTTAATAACAATAAACTATCATGGTTTAATATAAAAACAACTTACACTGGTGATGAGCCCAAAATAACTATTACATCAAAAGATATTATTAGTTATGAATATAGCAGAACAGATGCAAGTGATGTAAAGACAAGCATTGAAGTTAAGTATAACTATGACATTGGATTAGATTCTTATTTATCTACAACAGGTGATTTAAAAGTTAATGATGCAGGTGGTGGTATATTTGAAGGTGTTTACCATATTACAAGACCTTATGCAGATATGCCCAATTATGACATGGTAAACCCTGAGGATAAAATAAATTATTATGGTGTAAAAACTGAAAATGGCTCAAAGATAATACATGAAGATACACATGAAATTATTGAAACTAAATACATTACAGATCCTTACACAGCATCAGAGTTTGCAAAGTTTCAATTAACCAGCAGATGTAATGTTCACAATAAAATTACCTTAACATTACCTTTAAAATATTATTATTTAGAAGTTGGTGATTTAGTTGATTTTGATGCTATGATAAAGGGTAGAAAGTTATTTGGTGAAAAATATGTACTTGATAAACCTGATGAAATGCCTATTAGATGTGGACAATTTATACTACCATTATTTATAATTACAGATGTTAAAAAAACTTTAAAAAATGTAACTATTGAATTATATCAGTTGCATCACTTAGATTATGAAACTGCACCTGTTTACAATGGTTTTGAATATCAATTAATTACCCCTACAGGGTTTCTTCCTGATGTTCCTGATTTTCCAGATCTTACACCAGCAGGTACTGGTGATTTAAATGGTGATGGGTCGATAGATGTGTTAGATGTTGTATTGGTAATGAATTTAATACTTGATGGTGAATACAATGAGGCAGGTGACTTAAATGGCGATGGCCAATTAGATGTGCTAGATATAGTTATGATTGTAAATGTTATAATAGGATAATATGTATAGAACTGAAAAAATAAATGCAAAATACACTGATAAAATAGACAGCAAGAACAGGCCTATAGCAACTGAAGCTAAAATTGAGTATGGTGATGGAGAGGTGTTTTTAAAAACTAATGGCGAAATAGCAGCCATAGATATAAAATATGAAGGTGCCTTTAAAGGTGTAAATACATTAGGTGACGGCTGGTTATACAAATGCAACAATAACAGAATTATTATAGCTAGTTTAGCACAGGCACCATTCAAAGAAAGGATCTTTAATTATATTGGTAATATTAAAATTAAAAATGCAGAGTTTGCGACATGGGATGGTAAAAAATTTAGGGTACAAATACAATCAAAAGAACAAACAACTTGGGCAAATAGTTATGCAACTTGGAACAGCGATACAAGAAAACCTGAGGAAGTTTTTAAAGACAAAACAATACACAAAGAAATAACTAAAAGCAGAATTTAGGAGAATTATGGCGAGAAGAAAAATAGGCAAACCAAGATTTTATGCTGATTTACCCTCATATTTGAAAGTAAAAGGCTATTTCACAGGCACTAATATAGACAATGTAGTCGACTTAACACTAAACCCCACTGAAGAAAATAGCGAAAAATTATGGCAATTTGACCCTAGTCTTACAAAAACATTTAAACTGGATGCATCTGAAAGTAGTGCAAGTTTTGATTTTCACTTTGATAAAAAAGATAATTTAGATGTATTTAATAAACAACTGCATGAATTAATAACAAATCCTGCAACATATTCAAATAAAACAGGATTGTATGGTGGTGTGCTTGGTCATACATTTTGCAGTAAAGAAGCACAAGATGAATTCCAAAATTTATTAACATACCATATAGCAATATTAGGTAATCCAACTAATGATGTACAAGACCAACAAACAGAGGATGCAATAGCATTTGCTGATGAAATAAGCAACATACAAAACTTTACAACACAAACACCAACTTACAATGGTTATTCTTTGTGGAATATTAATGGCATAAGGTTATCATCATTTGATGAAGGTACACAGGCCACTGGTATAGCCTTAAAAGTTTATACAGCAACTAATGCAACATTTGACACAGACACATCTATAGATATAGGTGCAATTACTTATGGAAGATGGTTTGAGCCTGAACATGCATTTGAATTGAAAGCCTCAGTTAAAAATGACTATGAGGGTTTTAAAACTAAAAATACTATAGGTGGCAATACATTAATTAATATAGATCATTTAGGTGTACCAAACTGGGGTAACTTACCTGCATGGACTCTAGAAAAGCAAATTGGCCATGACTATAACATAGGTGGTCATACAGGCAGAAGAACTTGGAGTGTGGGTTTAAACTTTATGTCAGATGATGAGCTATTGAGTGACCCAAATAACAGTAACCAGTTTTTTATTTATGACGAAGATGCTAACTCATACAAATTTGATGATAGCATGAGTTCTTTTTTTGGTTTGACAATGGGTGGCAGGATTCCTTTTCTCTTTTGTCCTGATACTGATGCAGACAATAAAGAATTTGCAAAATGCATTATCACAAAACCTCCTACCTACAAACAGGTCGCTAATAACCTGTTTTCAACTAACTTCACAATAGCTGAAGTTTTTTAGGCAATAATACATACTCGACAATACAGCAACAAACAAGGCTCTTAATTGAGCCTTTTTTGTATATATTATATATTTATTATAATTATTCCTCCTCTATAAATAAAAATAAATTATAAAAATGTTTGGAAAAGTTATATAAACTATATTAACTTGTTGTTAAGGTTAAAGGTTAAAAAATAATAGGAGATTAAAAATGAAAGCAGAAATAAAATTCAATAAAATAGAAAATAATGGTGATAGTAGAGGTGTAAGATGGGCAAACCTAGAAGTTACTCTCACAGATGATAAAAGTGGAACTAACAGGTGGGCAACCATTACTGTTCATTGTAATGGATTATGGTTAAAATTAGCATCTTGCCATACATTCAAAAATCTTCAATGGATAATGAAGGCCTTAGAAACAGAAAAAAATGGGGTTACTATTGAAAAACATATCAGAGATAGGGCAAATGAAATATGCAAATGTCATGATATGATTCAAAAGAAATCTGTAATATAAATAAATAAGGAAAACTTGTATGGCTCACACAAGGCTTTTGACTAGGAAAACTTGCAGGGGTGGAAAAGCAAAAGTGAGCCAAAAATTTAGAAACAAAAGGAGAAGTGGAATGTCAGAAGCTATGTTTGATTTGTTATACATAATGAGAGAAGTTTGTTATATAATTTTAATTATAATGCTATGGTTTGTTAGTGTTAAATACTTAAGGAGTGATAAATGAATTATTACACAAAAAGAGATATTAAGGATGCAGTTTGGTTTGTTTTAATGATAATAATGTTCTACCTAAACATGGTTGTTTGGGCAGTTTAAGGAGGTTAAATGGCTGATTTTTTAATAAAAGTAGATGAGCATACACCTATGTTGTTTAAGGCTTTAATAAAGTATTCTCCATACAGGCAGAATTACTTTGCAAAAGAACTTAATATAATGCCTAGCAATTTGTCGTCATATTTAAATGGCAAAAAGGTTATGCCACATAAGATCAGGGATGGTTTATTAAATTTGTTAGGGTTCAATAAAGATATACCCTACATAATGATAACACAAGATTACAATAAAATAATAAGGAGCAAATGATATGTCTGTAAAAATACATGGTAAAGAATATAAAATGGTAGTTGAAAGAGTAGATGAGTTTCACAATGACCACAAAGAAAACAGATCTATAAATACATCAATAATTAGGTTTGAAGATGATACTGTTATAGTTAAGGCAACAGTTAGAATTGGTGATGATGAATTTACTGGTCATGCATATGAAGAAGTAGGCTCATCGCAAATAAACCAAACTTCTGCATTAGAGAATTGCGAGACGTCTGCAATAGGTCGAGCATTGGCAAGTGCTGGATATGCTGGTACTGAGTTTGCAAGTGCAGATGAAGTTGCAAGTGCTATAAGTAAACAGGATAGTGGTTACAAAATGAAAACACCACAAACTAAATACTCAAAGCAAAGCAAAACAGATTTTACAAATGATGCTTGGAGAGATGATTTGGTTGGTTATAAAAAACAGGAAAAAAAGCACCTTACATGGAGAACATTGCCAGAGGCTGATTTGCTTTGGATAATTGAGGAAGGGCCAAACTCATGGAATGAAAAAGCAGTTGCAGAACATGGTGCGAGGCAAAGTGTTAGTGCAGCTATAAATGATGATGTAAAAGATGATGTAGATATAAAAACAGATAAGGTTAGTGCAAAGGAAATGGATGACATATTTGGAACAAAAAATGCAAAATAACCTTCATAAAAGGATAAAGTTTGGGGAGATTGGAGAGCATAAATTTGAAGATTTTTGCAAAAGAAATGATATATGGTGCCAAAGGTTTGGTATAACTACTAGAGATTCTTATGCAATACCAAAGCAAATGTTCTACAAGATCCCTAAGCTAATAAAATCTGCTCCTGATTTTTTAATGGTCAATAAAAAGTTTCATTTTGTTGAGTGTAAAATGGCTGACAAAAATAGTGGTATGCATGTTAAAATAAAACAACATGACATGAAACATTACCAAACATGGGCCAATGTTGGTGATCTTTTATTTTATATTTACAACTTTAAATACAATGAAGCATATTTAGTTGAGTTTTATTACATAGCAGAGTTTATAAATAATAAAGATTATAAGCAGGGCATGTATAATGAAAATGGAAGATATTATTATGAGGTGCTAATGGATGATATAAGAGCATATGGGAGGCAACTATGAATTGTAATATTTGCGATTCTGAAATAGAGTCAAATAATGGTGATGTAGTAGGTTATTTTGGTATAACTGAAGTTAGTTTTTGTATTTGGTGTTATAGTTCTATAACTGATATGGTTATACAAATACAAGGCTTTGACAATATAGATATATTAAAAGAAAAAATAAAAGAGTTAGAAAATGAGTAAAATATTAATTGAAAAATACAATGATGTTCATGTCCTGAGAGATGATATTTTGGCTGGTGGCACTAAATCTGTGCTAATGCCACACATTATTAAAGATATGCAAGAGTATGTATATTGCAGTCCAGTGTATGGAGGTTTTCAAATAGCTTTAGCTGATTACTGTAGAAAATACCAAAAAAAGGCAACAATATTTTGTGCTGCAAGAAAAAACAAACACAGAAACACTTTAGAATGCATTGCACTAGGTGCTAATGTAATTGAGGTGCCATATGGCTACATGAGTGTTTTAGAAAGCAGAGCAAGGCAATATTGTAGCGAAAACAATGCAAAGAAAATAGTGTTTGGTGCAAACTCTGAAGAAAACATTAATATTTTATCTAAAAGGGTTACAAAGGTAATAGAAACATTAGGTGGTGAGCCTCAGGAGATTTGGTGTGCTATTGGCAGTGGTACACTTGCTAAAAGTATATTGAGGGCCACAAGCAGCAGTATTGTTAATGGTGTGCAGGTGGGTAAGGTGTATACAGAAACACATAAAAGGTTAAATGTTTATAAATACCCAAAAGGGTTTGATAAGGTTTCCAGTTATGTATCACCCTTTCCATCTATGCCAAATTATGATTTAAAAGCATATGAGTTTTGTGTTAAATATAAACAAGGTGAAAATGTTCTATTTTGGAATGTTTTATAAGGAGATTAAAATGACAAATGTAGACTTATTTGGTAATGAGGTAGTGGAAAAAGGTAGTTTAAAAGATAGTTATATAGTACCACCATTTTCTATTTTGGACACAGTACAGGGCGACTGGTTTAACAGGAAGCGAAAATGGACAACACTTGGCATACAAAGTGAATTAGGCAGAGATGCTGAGTGTGTACCAAGCAGATTTGGCAACAGTGATGAAGAATATTTTAAAAAGTATGGCAGAAAACCTATGAGTGGTACATCAATATTTGACCCTGTGCTTTGTGAGATTATGTATAGCTGGTTTGTAAAAGAGGGTGGCAGCATTTTAGATCCCTTTGCTGGTGGCAGTGTAAGGGGTATTGTGGCTAATTATTTAGGTTATAACTATACAGGTGTTGAATTAAGGCAAGAACAGGTAGATGCAAACATGCAGCAAGGTATTGATATATTAAACCTTGAAAGTCCTGAGTGGATATGTGGCGACAGCAATCAAGTTTTAGATAAAATGGATAGGCAGTTTGATTTTGTGTTTAGTTGCCCTCCCTACTATGATTTAGAGGTGTACTGTGATGACCCTAATGATTTGAGCAATATGTCTTATAATGAGTTTAATGAGGTTTATGAGTCAATTATATATAAATCTTGTAAGTTATTAAGAAACAATAGCTTTGCCTGTTTTGTTGTGGGTAATTGTAGGGATAAAAATGGTTATTTAATGGATCTTGTAGGCAATACTATTAGAGCATTTGAAAAATCAGGACTAAGATTTTACAATGACATAGTTTTAAAAAATGCTTATGGCACTGCGATGCTTAGAGCGTCAAATACAATGACATATAAAAAAGTTGTTAAAGTGCATCAAAATGTGTTAGTTTTTTGTAAAGGTAATCCTAAAAGTTTTATAGGTTAAGGCTAAAGGTAAAAGGAGATTAAAAATGGCAAAGAGGTATTTAGAGAGCCAGTTGTGGGATAAAAGCTGGTTTAGAAAATTACACCCTAAATTAAAATTGTTTTATTATTACATGATTAGCAAATGTAACCATGCAGGAGTATGGTCTGATGTTGATTTAGAACTTGCAGAGTTTCAAATAGGTATGACTATTGATGAAAAAGAAATACTAAAAGAACTAAAAGACCACATACATGTTATAAAGGCCAATGTGTGGTATATACACAAATTTGTTAAATTCCAGTATGGAGAGTTAAATCCTAATGTAAGAGCTCATGCTAGTGTTATTAAAATATTAAAGGAAAACAAATTAAAGGTTAGTAAAGGGTTAGTTAAGGGTTTACCACACCTTAAAGACAAAGATCAATATAAATATAAAGATAAGGTTAAGAATAAAGAAAAGGAGAATAATGTGGAGTTTGATGAGATACTAGACATAAAACAGGATGAAAATAAGTTTGAAATTAGAAGGATTAAGTTTATAAATGAGCTTAATAAAGAGTTTCATAAAAAATATACAAAAGAGCTTAGAAAAGCATTTTTTGAATACTGGACAGAGCCAAACAAGAGTAAAACCAAAATGAGGTTTGAGCTAGAAAAAACATGGGATACTGGCAGAAGATTGGCTAGGTGGGCAAATAACTCTTTTAATAAAGAACAAGATATTAGAAGTTATGATAGTGACGTTGAACTGAAAAAGACTGAAAAATTAAAAGAACAAATGGAACAGGTAGCTAAAGATGCAGCAAATCCTGAAGAAGTTAAGAAAATTTTAGGAGTATAAGTATGAGGGGAGCAACCTTAACCTATCTCAAATCCCTACACTCTCAAAGGGTTTGATCTCCATGCTCCCCTCTGCAAAAATTAAATGCAATAAATGTAAAACTCTAAAAGATAGGAGTGAGTTTTATAAAATATTTTCAGGGTACATGCAAAAGAACTGTAAGTCCTGTGTGGCAAAAATTAATAAGGAGAAACAGATTGAGCTCAAAAGAAGAAAAAATACATACAAAATCTTCTAGCAACTGGGAAACTATAGAAATCAAAGACAGGGTATATAGTAGAAATAAAATAGATAGAATGCATTGGTCTGCAAAAAGGAAACTAAAAAAACAATATCAATTACTAATCAGGAACCAAATAAGGTTAAGTGGTTACAAACCTGCTGAAACAAAATACAAGCTAAGTATTAACTGTTATGTTCCAAGATTAATGGATATTGATAACTTATGGGGTGGCCTAAAACAATTTATTGATGCACTTACAACTGAAAAGTTTATTTATGATGATAGCAATAAATGGTTAGAAATAAAGCAGATAAAACAATTTAAAAACAAAGAACCAAAAATTTTAGTAGAAAGAAAGGCTGTACTATAGTTAAAATAAACCAATGACACAAGCAAAAAAAAATAAAACACAAACTGCACAAATTGCACAAAAAACAGATAAAAAGAAAAAAGACTTTCTAAAAGCATTAAGAAATAATTTAGGTCATATAACTAATGCATGTGTGGCTGCTAACATTAGCAGAAGAACATATTATGAGTGGATAGAAAAAGATGATGACTTTAGAGAAGATGTAAGTCATGTGCAGGAGTCTTTGCTAGATCTTGCAGAAAGTAAATTGCTAGAAAACATAGAAAGCAATGAAAATGTGGCTATTATATTTTATTTAAAAACTAAAGGCAAAAAAAGAGGTTATATAGAAAAGCAGGAGGTTGATATAAATAAACCTTTTGAGGAAGTATCTTTTGATGAACTCTAACACCTTAAGGCTACATAAATCAGATTATTTTCCACACCAGTGGGAGTTTTTAAAAAGTGGCATGATTGGTAAAAACAAAGACAAGTCAGTCACAGGATTTATTGGTGGAATGGGTTCAGGGAAAACACACTCATTTATAGCAAAAACAGCACTAAATCATTTCTTTAGAAAAAACAAAGATGGTATTAGCAATGGATGGATCATTTATCCAACCTATGCACTAGCAGAGGAAGTGTTTGTGCCTAAGTTTTTAGAGATATTAGAAAAGAAAAACATAGCATATGATTATAATATTTCAAAACATACTATTAAAAGTGTGTATGGTAATATAAGAATCTTCCAAATGGTAAAACCACAATCAATAATTGGAGTGAGCCTCAGCTACTGTGGATTTGATGAATTTGATGTCAGTAGTTATAAGTATTGTGAAACAGCATTTAATAAAGCTATTGGTAGAATGAGGGATTGCGAAAATCCTGAAATATATATTACATCAACTCCTGAGGGTTTTAAGTTTAGTTGGGAGTTATTTGAGGGTGACAGAAAAGATGATAGCAAGTTTTATGTTAAGGGCAGAACAAAAGATAACTTTTATTTACCACAAACATATATTAAATTACTGGAACAAAATTATGACAGTAAACTATTAAAGGCATACTCTGAAGGTGAATGGGTTAATATACAGCAAGGACAAACCTACTATCAATTCGACAGAGATACCAACATTCAAAAGGTACAATACAACAGATCCTTGCCTGTTAGAATGGGAATTGATTGGAATGTTTCGCCTGAATGTGCTGTCTTATGGCAATACTACAAAGAACAACCCCAAATAAGAGTTTTTGACTGTGTATCATTAACACATGCAGGTGCAGGTGATTTACTTACAGAAAGAATGGTAAAAACAGTTAAAAATAAGTACCCAAATAATGAATATATTGCATATCCTGATGCAACAGGACATAGCAGGGGAACATCAGCCATGTATTCAGATATTGACCTCTTGATTCAAGGTGGGTTTAAAGTTAAGGCTTTAAAGAAAAACCCACTGGTCATTGATAGGGTAAATGCAGTTAATAAGGCATTAGATGGTAATTTAGTTATAGACCCTAACTGCAAAGAGCTTATTAATGACCTTGAAAAAACTTCTAATAAAGAAGGTACAAGAGAAATAGACAAAACTAACAACAGTCTTACACATATGTCTGATGCATTAGGTTATGCAGTTCATTGGGAACTACCAATAATGAAACCAACATTGGGGAGTATTAAAAGATGATACCAAACACAAGCGAATTATTAGTATTAAATGCTAAGTATGATGCTAGGCAACAAGTAAAAAATGAGTGGAAAAGACAAAGGCTAGATGCATTAGAGTATTATATGGGCAGGAGTTTGCCCTACACAATGAGTTATTTTGATGAGTCCTTATTTGAAAAAGTGCCACCATCAAACATTAATGTAACAAAAAGAATTATTGACAGGGTATCATTAGTATATATGAAGCCACCAAAAAGGATATACACAAAAGAAGAAACCCCACTGCTGTTTCACCAAAAAGATTTTAAACTGCAAAGGCTAGAAAGAATGACAAACTTGCTTGATGCAGTTTTATTAAAACCCTGCATTAGGTACAACCATGACAATGAGGCTAGAATAGAATATGATATAATATGGGACTATGAACCTATGTTTGGCGATGATCCTCTTACACCTACAGCTTTTACATACCCAATTGCAGTGAAAGATACTGTTATAGATAATACACCAGAAATGCATGTTTACTGGGACAAAGATAACACATTTACATTTGACAACAATGGTAAGATTTATACAAATCCTGACAACCCTGATATGTTAAACCCATATGGGGTCTTACCATTTGTTGAGTGCTACAGGGAGGGTAAACCTGAGTCAAGTTATTTGGACACAAATGCTTCAAGCGATTTAATTCAAACTAATACACTTATAAATGTAGCTGAAACTAACAAGGCAGCCAATATTATGTTTCAGTCCTTTGGTTATATATACATTAATGGTAGCCAGTTAGAAAAAGATGAACTAGATATAGGGCCTGATAAAATTAGTTTTCTAGGCATAGATGGTACTATGAATTTAGTATCGCCACCTGACACAGTTGAAACTATAACAAATGCAATTACAACATCTTATAAAATGTTGGCACAAAACTACCACATAGATGTGAGCTTTGTTGAAGGCACAACAGCACAATCAGGTGTTGCAATTAAACTCAGAAACCAAGAGCTCACTGATGAAAGAGTAAGCGATGTTGTAAGGTGGCAGGATTTCGAGCAACAACTGTTTGAATTGGAAAGAAGGATGATAGCTGTAGATTTAGGCCAAGATGCAGGTGAGCTAGATAGTATTGATTATCAGGAAAATGTTGAAATATTATCTGACAAAGAGCAAAGAGAAAAATGGGACTGGGAATTAGCTAATGGCCTTATAGACAGGGTAGATATATTAATGCAAAGAGATCCTGACAGGTTTCCTGATAGGGACACTGCTGAGGATTATTTGTTTGAAAGAAGCACAGATGTTATAGAAGATGATGATGAAGATGATGAAGATAATAATAACAATTCATTGTTATCACAATTAACTAAACCTGTATAGGAGGGTATATGCCTAAGAAAGTAAGTTGGCTCTATGGTGGTAAAAGATATTATGGTACACTTATAAGAGAAACTAAAACACATAAATTTGCAAGAACTGCTAGTGGTAAAACTAAAAAGATAAAAAAGTAATGGCTGAATATCAAGGAAGAAAAGTTACACTAGACAAACCTAGAAGAATACAGAAAGGTGACACTGGATATGGTAAAAGCAAGTTTGAGGTATTTGTCAAGGATGGTGAAAGAGTTAAGAGAGTTCCTTTTGGATCACCTACTATGAGCATAAAAAGACAATCACCTAAAAATAGAAAGAGTTTTAGAGCAAGATTTAAGTGCGATAAAAACCCACCCAAAGACAAAACAAAAGCAAGATATTGGTCATGCAAAATGTGGCAATCAGGCAAATCAGTATCAGATATGTTAAAATAATGTCTGACCAGCAATTTATAGAGAAAAACTCTGCACAAATAACTAAAATACTTATGCAAGTACAGGAAAAAACAATTGCAGAGTTGTTTGCATTGAAAGGTAATTTAGAGGCACAAGAGTTTGTAAGGCTAATAGAAGGCCTAGATATTAAGCAAATAGTTAATGCAAAGTCTGCTAATGCTATAGCACTACATGTAGCTGGACATTCTACAATGCTTGAAAGTATAGAAGGTTTTGCTGATATAGCTGAAGAAACATTACAGGCCCTTGTTAGGTTTAATGCTGAATCCCTTATAAATGATATAGATAACATAGCTGTGAACATAAAAAAGGAAGTTATAAAAGGTGCAATAGCTGGTGTAGGTAGAAATGGAGTACTGCAAGAGCTTAGGAAATTAACCAACATGTCAGAAGCACAAATGAAAACAATAATAGACACAGGCATGAATGAGTATAGCAGGTCAGTAACAAGAATTATGATGGATGAGATGCCTGATGATACTAAATATGTATATATAGGCCCTACAGATGAAAAAACTAGGGTGGAATGTTTAGAGATGGTTGCATCAGGAGAACAAACATTAGAGCAAATAAATGTTTTTTCAAAACAGTATGGCAGAGATGTTTTAATAAATGGTGGTGGCTATAATTGCAGACATAAATGGGAAATAGCTGTGCAAGATAAGTTTGGGCATGATCCAAAAGGTGCTAAAAGGAGATTAAATGAAAAAGAAAGGGCCTGATTTTAAATTTAAAACACCTATTTTTAGCAAACAAAAAATGAGGGTGCTGGGAGCTCATTTTGTAAATGAATATAGAAAAATTACCTTTAGTAAAAATAACCCTATCATGTCTACTGGCAACCCCTTTCCAAAAAAATATTCCCCTGCTTATTCAGCTAGAAAAAAAACTGGTAAAATGTACAGGCAAGACTCAGGGTATAGGGCATCATATGCACCATACTTAACAGGCGACTTATTTAGAGATGTTACTGCATCAAGCAACCCAAAAAGGAATGAGTTTTCTATAGGTTGGAATAAAGAAGCTGATAAAATAGAACACCTAAAGAAACAAGGCAGAATACTGGCCAGTAAATCTAACCCTGTTAGTCCACAAGTAATGGTAAAAATTATGCCACATATAGCAAAGTTCATGAATCAAGCACTAATGTCAGGGCAACAAGTTATAAAAATTAAAGATAAAAAATAGTTAGTTATACATATTCCTCCTTATAAAACCCAAAAAAGTTATAAAAAAATGTTGCTCTGTATTGAGTATATTTGCTAGATTATTGGAGGTTAGAGGTTAATAAAAAAACAATAGGAGATTAAAAGATGATATCAAGTAAAATAGGACAAAAAAGTAGCTGGAAAATAGATAGATTAGAAAATAAAGACGAGTATGTTGAAAACCTTATCCTACAGTTAGAGGGTAATGTGGCAGGATTTAAAATGTTTGAAACATTTATAAATTGTGATTCAGAAATGAGATCAAACTTGGGTGGTACAGATGACGAGTCTAATGTTGAATGGTATGAGAATCACATTAGAAGGCAGTTAATGAAATTAGATACAACTGCTTTAGCATTTTTAAGTAATGCTATAACTTTAATAGAAAATGGACAAGAAGGTACTATCAGATTTCAAGGATAGAGACCTCTAAATACAATAAAGAAAAACCCTGAGTGTAACAGCTTGGGGTTTTTTGTTTTAAAATAAATGTAGACTTTAATATATATTAAATATATATTATGTTGAAAGATTTATAATCAATTACTCACAAAAGAGGTTACAAATGTCAGAAGAAAACACAACTCATACTGAAGCAAATCAGGTAAATCAACCTAGCACTGAAGCTAGTCAAAACAATGTATCTGATGGTATTCCCAAGCACAGGTTTGATGAAGTCAATAATAAATACAAAGATATGACTACACAAAATCAGGAGTTAAAAGCTCAACTGGACGAGTTTAAAAAAACCCAAGCAGCTGAAAAACAAAAACAGCTAGAAGAACAAGGCAAGTGGAAAGACATTGCCGAACAAAGAGGGCAAGAACTCGAAAAAGCTCAGGCAGATGTGGCGAAATGGAGCGAATATAAAACTAATAAGAGAAGCACTCTTATGGAGCAACTAACTGATGATTCTGACAAAACAATAGCAGAAGGACTATCCTTAGAAAAGTTGGAGTTGTATGTAGGTAAGGTTACAAAAGCAAACCCACTACCAACCAATACAGCTAGAGCAGCTTCTCAGCAACCACAAGGCGACTTTGGTGGCTATTCATCTTATGCTGAATGGGCAGCCAAAGATCCAAAAGGCTATGAAGAAGCCAATGGTCAAGTGAATTTGGGTGGTATTCCTATTGGAGTTGAACAGTAAATGAGTAAAAAAGTAATTGTTAAAAAAGATCAGCCTAAAATAAATGATGGTGGACACAAACCATTTGGGGTAGATCTTGACCCTAATAATGACCTATGCCATGTTACTAATAAAGAAGATGGCAGTTGCAAGGCCTATTATAAAGGGAGCAAAATGCAATATGACGATTACATTTCTGAGCTAGAAAATAGAGTTGATAGAAATTCTAAAGGCAAATCAATTACCACACAATCCATAGGCACCTTCTCAGGATGGGGAGAGGGTAAGCTGAAAAAACCTTATCAAAGTTAATTTTAAATAAACACAGCTTTAATTAGCGACACATTCAAAATGAAGGCTCACTAGAGCAGTTGAAAGAATGATGTAAGATAAGGAAATAATTATCATGGCATTAGATAATGGAACAACAACAGTAACTGCCTCAGCATCAGTATTAGGTGGTGTAGGTAAGGTACTAGGCGATGCAGTAATTGCATTTAACAAAGTAAATGTGGTATCACCATTAGTAACATCAAGAATAGGTGTATCAGGAGCAAAAACAGTAGAATTTGCTGATTGGAAAGTAGCAGCTTCTAGTGATGTAGGAGAAGCGACTGAGGCAGGAGATGAAACAGCACAGCAAATAGACACAACTGCTAGAACTGCAACTCTTTCTGAGCATGTAATCCAAGTGGACATTTCTGACCTAGCTGAGCAAAGTTATGGTGCAGGTGGATCTTTAGGAGCAGGTGCAGGAGCAGTTATTGGTAATGCTATTTCAGCAAAGCTAGATGCAGACTTAGTTGCATTGTTTGCAGCAGGTTCGCTTACCAATGATGTTGCAGGAGCAGGTGTTACACTTACACAATCACACATATTTGAATGCTTAAGATTGTTACATGCTAACCAAGCACCAGCACCTTTAAACCTAGTATTAGGTACACAGCAAATGTATGGTGCTAAAGGCCTTTCAACAATTATTACAGGTGCAGCAAGTCCAACAGCAACAAACTTATTTGGTAGATCTGAAGCAGGACAAGATTTAGCAATGAATGGTTTTGTTACTAAATTTGCAGGATTTGATGTATATACAACTCCTGAGATTGTTGAAGATGGTAATAATGATGAAGCAGGTTGTGCATTTTCAAAAGGTGCATTTGGATTTGCTACAGGCTCTGCTGGAATTATGTCTATTGAAACACAAAGAGATGCTTCCAAAAGAATCACAGAGTATGTAGGAACAGGTGTATGGGGTGAAACTATGATTAAAGACCTATATGCAGTTTCCTTAACTTCAGATGTATCATAAATCATAATATAAGGGTGGTGTAAAAGCCACCCTTTAATTTACAGGAGAAAAAAACTATGGATATATATTACAAAAAACCTAATGGCGAAATATTTAAATTTGAAAGAGGCAAAATGAAGGAATCTTCATGTGATGCTAAGTTTGTTAAATGTGATGCTAAAGGCAATGCAATTAAAGAAGAAAAAAAACCTTCTAAGAAGAAAGGAGCTAAATAATGGCAAACAACTTTAGCAATAATAAAGTTATCACAGTAACAGCTACTACAGATGCTGAAGGTATTGCACAGAACAAAGTTGTTGCAACAGGCATAGAAATTCCAAATGCTGTTTTAGGTAATGCAGGGTGTGCCTTAATTAAGTCAATAGCATTATCAGATGCTAGTAACACATCTTTAGAATGTGATATTATTTTTACATCTGTAGCAACAGCAATATCAGGTGATGAAGGAAAAGCAGTAGGTGAAGATGTTGCAGACCTAGATGATGTTATAGCAAATGCAGCAGGATTTGTTCAGCTTGGCTCATCTGACCACACAGACCTTATTGATGCTAGATTGCATACTAAAACAGGAATAGATTTAATGGTTGAGGCAGCAGAAGATTCTAAAAGCATATACATGCACATTATTAACAGAGGTAGTACAGCAACATTTGGAGCAACTGATGATGTGAAAGTTAAAATAGGATTAATACAATAATGTCTTTACTAGAAAACATCAAAGAGTCTGAAGGCTTCAGGTCATCAGTATATGATGACAGCTTAGGGATACCAACTATTGGATATGGTTTTGCCATTAAAGATTTGCACCTAACTAGAGATGATTGCGATAAAATATTAGAAAGGAAAGTTGCAGAACTAAAAATAAGAGTGCATAACAAATTTCCTTTTATAATAACACTACCAGAAAGTATTCAGGATGTAGTTATAGAATGTTGCTATCAGCTAGGTGTTACAGGTTTTAGTAAGTTTAAAAAAACATTAGCATATTTGGAAGCACATGAGTTTGAAAAAGCAGCCTTAGAAATGCTAGATAGTAAATGGGCCAAACAAACACCCAATAGAGCTAAAAAACTATCTGATATAGTGAAGTATGCGAAATAATGGATATAATAGCTGTATTAGAGCAATTTGGGTTGCCTGTGGCTATGTTGTGTGCCTTTGGATACTATATTTGGCGTCAGAACTTATGGATTCAAAATGACCTTACAAAAGATCTGCACACAAAGTTTAACAATATACACTCTGTTGTTGATTCTGATTTAAGGCATATACTTATAAAATTAATTGATCAGCAAAAATTAATGCAACTAGACCTCAAAGGTATTGAAAAAAGTCAGATGACAATGGAAAGAATTACCATAGACATTATAGGTAAATTGATGGACAAAGACAGTGGCAATGGATTTAAGAAAAAACTAGAAAAGTTTCTAAAGGAGAACTAAATGAAGAAATTTGTAAAGTGGTTACAAGAATATGCAAAGTCTTATATTAAAAATTATGTTAAAAGCAATAAAAATGAGATTGTTGCTAAAATAAACAAAAAAGTAGATTTGCCTTTTTTAAATGAAAAGCAAGAGGGCGAGTTAATTGAGTCAGTGTATGAAATTATAGTTGAAGTGTTTGATGATACAAAAGATTCTTCTAAATAAAGCTATAGACTATTTAGCTAGTAATTTTAAGTTGTTAAAAATACTTAAATATGTAGAGGAGCCAAATGAGCTTGACATCAAAGTGCATGAACATGATGCAAAAATAATGAGCCATGACACAAGGCTACAGGCTTTAGAAAGAGCAATCAAAAAGAAATGAGCAAAGAACTGAAATTAGATAACCAGCTAGACCAAAACCTAAAACAATTAAAGGTTGATGAAGAAGCCACACCCATAGAAATATCAACTAAAGAAGTAAGAATCAATGAAAAAACAACAATAGAAAAAACATTGCAACTTAATGGTGATTTAGATTTAGTTGGCACAGTAGGCACACTTAATTTTCCTGATCAAATTCAACTACAATCAGCACCAAGTGATGGTGCATTAAGTATAGAAGCAGCAGGACTTTCAATTCTTTCTGCTTTGTGGTCAGGAACTGATGGAGATGCAGCTAATAATGATGCTACTTTAACATTGTTTGCTTCAGCTAATATGGATGCTAAAATATTATTTATACACTCAGCATCAATTCAATGGAATGTAGGTGTGGATGGCTCTGATTCAAGCAAGTTTATATTTCATGCAAGTACAGGAACATTAGGTGATAATGCGAAACTAACATTGACTACTGATGGTGATATGATACTAGCAGGTGATTTAGCTGTTAATGGTGATGACATAACCACAGATGGTAATATGAATTTAGATAGTGGTGGCTCACTTACATTAGATGCCCATGATGGTAATTTTATTGCTAAAAAAGCAGGAACTGAATTTAGTGCTGCTAATAGTGCTTATGCAGGTATGATACTTGGCTATACTTGTCTTAAAGGAGATGGTACAAACATAAGTACTTTTGAAATACAAAACTCTATTACTGTGGAAGATGATACACATAAAATAACATTTAAAACACCACCTAGTGAAAATGTAGAAATTGTAGCAAGTTTTTTTATTAATAGGTCATCAACAGATACAAGGATTACTGCTGGGTTGTCTGACCAAGATGCTTCAACAGGATATAACTCAATAGGACAAACATTTGAATATGACTATGGAGGATTAAGTTTTAGTGATGATGAAATAGATGATGAAGCATTAACTGCAAGATGGGTGTTAAGTGCAAGTGAATTAGCAGCAGTAGGCTCTAGCAATACTTTTTGGATAGGGTTAGGTACAGGTGGTTCAACTAAAAATGCTTACTTGCAATATGGATTTAGGTCAACACATAATCTTATGTATAGTCCTTTCACAATCAAAGCAACAGCCTTACCAGCATCAATTTATGACGGACAATAGGAGAATAAATGAGTTTTACAAATAAAAGCATAGCAACAAGTTATGGAGATATACTACAAACAGATAACAATGGTAGTGGAAGAACTGCTAGTGGCACAGTAATAAAAGATGGGTTAGGCCAATCCACTGCTTTGACTTTAGGTAGTGATAAAATTAAAGTAAAACCAGCAAGTGATAGCACAACTGCTGTTGTTGTAGAAAATGCAGCAGGAACTGATATATTGGTAGTAGATGCAACTAATACAAGCATAAAAGCAGGAACTACACAAAGTTATGTAAACACACAAATAAAAGAGTTTGGTGTTTTTGATATGTCACCAACAGCAGACACACATCATCCTATGGTAGCAATGAATGCAATGTATTCATCAGGAGCATCAGCACTTGCAACAATGACAGATTTTGGAACAGGCACAGACCCTGCAACTACATTTGCTTTTTCAAGTGGTGCAGAACACATAGTGCCATTGTATTGGTATGTGCCTACTGCAATTACAATAGATGAGGTGCGAGTTATAGCTTCAACAGATGCAGCAGATACATTAAACTTTCACTTGTATTCTTATGCAATGGGAACTGGTACTGGTGTTGGTGCAGGTGATTTAGGAGATGGAACATTACTTGCACACAATGGTAGTAGTTTAACTACTGGAGATGACAGGATAACAACAACAACTCTTACAATAGATTCTGCAAACACAACAGCAGATAGGGTTATATTAGCATTTGTTGAAAATGTAGGTGACACAAATGACATCACAGCACAATTAATAGTAAAATATCATTATCAATAGGAGAAACTTATGGCAGGTTATACAAAAGAAATTAGAATATCAACACCTAAGGGTGATTATCAAAAAAGAATTTCAGGCTCATACAATGTTATGTTTGATAAAACTATAAAAGTAAACAATACAAATACAGGTATTGATTTAGTTAATTATTCAAGAGATATAGCAAATGATACTATGGTAGCACCTAAAGCAATATTAGTAGAAAACACAGGTTCAGTTGCCTGTGAGTTATTAATAACCACAGCAGAGTGGGTTACAGATGATGCTACTGACTCAGCAGATACATTAAATGATGCCTCACACTACTTAAGTTTATTGTTACCAGCAGGTGAATGTGTGTATTTGCCTAATAGCAGGATTATAGGAACATCAACAGCTTTTGGTGGTGGTATGGGTATTGCACATAGCAATCTTACACCTAACTCAAATGAATATGTTGATAGTGGTGCAGATGTAGACCATGCGACAGCTGCTGATATAGGTTCAGATGCGACACATACAACACTAAATTTAGAAAATGGACACAGCAAATATTTTAAGGTAGGCGATTTAATTAGGTTGGAAAATGAAATTTGCGAGGTGACAGAAGTTGGAACAGGAGCAGATTTAGCTAATAGCACACTTACAATTATTAGAGGTTTGTATGGATCAACAGCAGCCACACATGCAGATGATGTTGCTGTAAGGCTTCCCTTTTTTAACATGCACCATGACTTTGATGACACTTCATACAATGGTGGTGGTAATGGCACTGCAACAGTGGCAAAAACCAATGCAAGTGGTAAATTCAGGGCAATGAACTTTTTTGGCAT